CGGCGGTCTCCCGGTATCGGAAGTCCGCCCGGGACTGGAAGTCGCCGTAATCCGGGTCCTGGTAGGACCACGTGAAGATGGCGGGCGCGTTGAAGATGATGAACCCGTCGTAGCCGCCCGGCTCGCCATTGTTGGGCAGCTCGGGGATCGGCGTGTACGGCGCGTGGTTGGTCATCAGGTGACCTTGCCGAGGATGAGGAGCTGCCCGCCCAGCACGACCACCGCGACACGGTCGTTCAACGTGGGCGTGTACGACGCGAGGTGCTGCGCGGGGTCCGCAGTGTCGGATGAGTCCAGCAGCACTTCCAGGGGGCTCGCGGACGTCACGACGGCGCGCTCACTCATGCGACGCTCCTCAAGACGTAGTCCATGTCGCTGCCGTCCAGTGGCATCGACCACGAGGCGCAGATCGCCCGACGGTTCGCGCCAAGAGCAGCATCGGAGTAGGTCGAAACATCGGCATGCCAGGCGATCGGGAACGGCGACAGTCGCGCGGTGATGACCTCGGGGACGCTCATCGCGGCCGCCTTCGCCTTGTCGCCCTGTGTCACGAGGTCGGCCTGGCTTGTCGCATCCAGATAGACGACCGGCGCGCGGACCGTCCGACCCAGTGAGGCGATCGACGCGGCACCGGTGGACGGGTTGGTCGTGGTGTACCTGCCCGCACCCTCGACGGGTGCGGCGGCCATGTCGTTGCGAATGAACCGCCACCAGTTCGGCACGCCCCAGACGTCCGCCGAGACGTTGCGATTCGCCGCGACGATGCCCACCTGCAGGTCACCCACAGCGAAGGTCCACTCGGACGGCCGCGCGGTCGCCGGTAGGTAATGCCCGGATCGAAACGCACCGTTCCAGTCGCACCAGATGCCGCGATACCCGATCGCCTTCAGTAGGCCGTTGATGACCTGGATCCACGTCGGGGAGTACGACGACGTCTGCGGCCACACCCGCGCCGTCGCCAGCGTCTTCGCTGCCGCTGTCGAGTCCAGCAGGATCGGCGCGGTGATGCCCGCCGCGGCCAGCACGGCGGCGACGGCGGCCAGGACGTTCGCGCCCGCAGCCACCGAATAGGAGTCCCCGATGTTGTCCTGCAGCAGGTGCAGCTGGTCATATCCGGTGACGCTGTACGTGAAAGGAAGCTGGTCCAGCGGCCGATCCGGGGTCGTCAACAGGAACACCCCGAGGTTGAACCGGCATCCGGTCACGGCCGCCGTGGTGCTGGACAGGAGCATGTACGGCCGCACTCGGTCCCGGCCCCACGCCAGCTCGCGGGAGATCGTCAACTCGACCGTGCCATGAACATCCGCGAGATCATCGCGGTGGACAGTGCCGCCAGACACATCCGCCGAGATGTCCTCCACCAGCGCCAGAGAAGCGTCGAGCAACTCCACACCGAAGTCCACGTCGAGGTCAGGTGCCACCAGGAGCGCGGTCACCTGCGCCGCCGTCCAGGCGCTACGCGGAGGCGCGGTCAGCGGTTGCATCTAAACCGCCTCGTCGTAGGTGATCTCCTGAAACGGAACAGTCACGTCATGCCCCATTCCGCCAGCGCTCGGGTAATCGAGCCACTTGACCTCAAGCATCGACACCCACTTGCGCCACCCCATCGCGTCACGCAGCAGCAACACACCACCTCGCCACGTGTCCAGCAGCAGCAGCCCGGCGTCATCGAGGGACTGAAAAACGACCGTGTAGGTCCGCACGTCCGCCGGTGTCGTGATGACCCTCATCCGCCCGCCCGCATAGGGCCGTATGCCGCCACCCAGGAGCGCTTCGCCGCCGCGCACCGGGTTGGGGCCGACGACAGACACACCCGTGAGCGGATTCGTCAACCAGGTGAGACCGAACGCGACCGTGACGACGGTCATTGCGCGCCCGCCATCTGCCGCTGCCCCATCTGGTAGGACCGGGGCAGGGCGCGGATGTCTGCGCGCAGCCCTTGGAGCTCGCTCAGGAGGTCACCTGAGCCGCCGCGCTCGAGTGAGGCCACGAGCCGCTCGAAGGCCTGTGTCTGCGTGCCGGACAGGACGCGCTCGGGGAGTTTGCCGAAGTTCCGGCCGGTCGCGCCGGGGTTGAGCATTCCACCCGTGTCGTAGCCGCTGGGCATGACCAGTGGGTCAATCGCGGCGACGCTCCCGTACCGGTGGATCGCATAGTTCAAGCCGGCGTAGATGTTGGCGAGCCCGTTGGTGATACCCAAGCCCGCGAAGGGCCCGGCGTAGGCCGCGAACGTGCTCGGGATGGTCTGCATGAGGCCCTGGGATGGGTGGCCCGCTTGGGCGTTGGAGTCGGTGAGGTTGATGGCGTTCGGGTTGCCACCGCTTTCAAACATGATCCGGCGCAGGACCCCGGCCGCGAGCGACATGGGCTGGCCGAGCATCCCGAGCACTTGGCTGATCTGCGGCATCCACTGCATCGCACCGCCACCGCCACCGGCACCGCCGCCGGTGAACAGCGACCCGAAGGCTTTACCGAGGTTCCCGGCGCCACCAAGGACTTTCCCGAGGAGTCCGCCACCCTGCGATCCGAGCCAGCCGAGGACCCCGCCGATGCCACTCTTGACATCGCCGAAGACCTTGCCGAGAAGCTTCGGTACCTGGTCCTTGTTCTTGATGATGCCCTGGATCAGCCCGCCGATGATGTGCCCACCGAGGCCGGCCATGATGGTCGACGGCGACTTGATGCCGAAAAAGTCCTTCACGGCTCGGATAATGAGGCCGCCGACAGCCTTGATCGCGTCGAAGATCTTGCCGGGGGCCGCTTGTAGCCCTCTCAGTAGGCCATCGGTGAGCTTTCCGCCTTCTGTCACGAGCTTCAACGCAGCGCCAGGAATCCACTTCACCAGCGCGAGCGCCCACTTACCGACCTCCGAGACGATCCTCGGCAACGCGGTCGTGCCGAGCCAGTAGAAGAGCTTCGCGCCGAGGATGACGAGTTCACCGATCATCTTCGCCGAGGCCGGACCGACCCAGCGGAAGAACGCGCCCGCCCACGTCGCCAGCTTGAGGATGATCGCCGGCAGCGCGACGGTGATGGCCCACACCGTGAGCTTGTTCAGGAGTTGGCCCAGCTCGATGATGAGTTTGGTGGCGGCAGGACCGACCCACTTGATGAACGCCGCCGCCCACTGGCCGAGCTTCGTGACGATCGCGGGGAGGGCAACGGTGCCCAGCCATCCGCCGAGCTTGAGCAGGAGTTTGCCCATCTCGACAATGAACGGGGGGATCATCGGACCGATCCACTTGACGAACGCAAGCGCCCACTTACCGAGCTGCTTCACGATCGCCGGCAGGGCAACGGTGTAGAGCCAGATCTCCATCTTGAGCCGGAACTTGCCGAGGGCGAGCAGGACAGGCCCGATGATCGGACCAATCCATGCGGCGAACGCGGCGCCCCACTTGGCGAGCCGCGCGGCGATGACAGGCAGCGCGGCGATCAGCCAGTTGCCGACCCGGACCAGCAGGTTGCCGAGCTTCGCCAGGAACGGCGGGATCATGGGCGCGATCCACTCGACGAACGCCTTACCCCACGCGGCCAGTTTCGCCGCGATGATAGGCAGCTCCGCGCTGATCTTGGCCCCGAAGTCGGTGAATACCTTCGAGATGCCACCCCCGGAGAAACTCTTCTGCACGGCAGCGACGAAGTTGTTGAATCCCGCCACGGCAGCCGTCACATACGGGATCAGTTTGTCGCCGATGGTGATCGCGATCGAAGAGATCAGCGACTTTGCCCGGTCGAACTGGAAGTTGAGATCTTTCTGGGTCAGCGCCCAACCCTTCACCCCACCGTCAGCCTCGGTGGTGGCTCCGCTGATGGACTTGATGTTCGCGGTCAGGGTCGCGGCGTGCGTACCGGTCAGAGCCAGCGCGGAGCCCATGCCGCGGGTGCCGCCGACGATCGCAGCGAGCGCGTGGGTCGCGGCCACAGACCCGGCCGGGAACTTCTTGCCGATCGCGTCAGTGACGTCCTGCAGCGCCCCACCGACGCCCTTCTTGGACAGGTCGTCCTTGAGCTGCTGAGCGGACATGCCGATGGACTTCAGCGCCGTAAGGCCCTTGGGGGTCTCGTTCGCCATCGACATCATCGTGAACTTGAGCATCGTCGAGGCCGTGGCCGCGTCGATGCCCTCACCGGTCATCGTCGCCATCGCACCCGCGACGTCGTTCAGGCTGACACCGAACGAACTCGCGAACGGCAGGATCGTGGACAGCGACGCGGACAGGTCACCCATCGTCGTCTTACCGGCAGCGACAGTCGCCACCAGCTTCGAGGTGACCTCAGCGGCTCGGTTCGCGGGTAGGTGGTAGTCGGTCAGCGCGGTCGTGAGGCCGTTGGCGACGACCGTGGCGTCAGCGCCGCCGATCTTCGCGCCCTCAGCCGCAGCCTTCATCACGGTCAAGCCAGCGGCACCGTGGAAGCCCGCGGACTCCACCTGGAACATGGCCGTGGCCAGCGCCTCCGGCCCCATACCGACAGCCGGGGCCATCGCGAGCAGACCATCACGGACCAGCCCGATCGACTTCTCAGACTCACCCGCACCCGTGACCAGCAGCGTGGTTGCGCTCTGGAAGTCTGCGGCCATCTTCGTAGCCGCGACACCGACAGCCACGGCAGCAACCGCAGCAACGGCGGCGCCAGTGGCGACGACGGCGCCGGCCTTGGCGAACTTGCCGCCCATCGCCTCCGTCTCGACGCCGGCCGCACCGGCCGACGCGCCAACCCGACGGAATGTTGCCGACGCCTGGTCGTGTGCGATTAAGTCCCACACAAGAGCTAGAGGTCCGGCCATCAGAGCACCTGAATCTGGGCTGCGACACGTTCCATCGCGGCCGTCAGTTCCGGCTGCACGTCAGGGGCTCCATGCGCGAGCGTCACAGACCACCAGCCCCTAGCGGACGGGATCTCCTGGCGTACCCACACCTTGCGGTTCCCGAACACGGGGTGCCGAACGTACCCTGCATCGGTCTGCGACGTGTCCGGGGCGGTCGTGTACAGGCGCACACCCGCAGTGCGGGCACCCGTGCGGACCTGGACCTTGACCTTCTGGCCGGCCACCTGCTCATTCAGTCCGCTATTGACGGAGTTATGCGCGCCCCGCTTGGGCAACTGGGCCCGCGCGGCCTCAGCGACGGCCTTCACCAGCGGATCAGCGCCCTTCTTCAACCCGCGCAGCAGTTCGACGCGCAGGCCCTTGTCACCGGCGACCTTCAACCGCACCGCCAACGCGGCGAGCTCAGCCGACCCCCTACCAGCGACAACAGTCATTCACCCCACCCCCAATTCCCGCAGCAGTCGTGCATTCGGTGACTCAGGGACAGGCGCAGCGACCAGCGCCGCATCGAACCGGGCACGGGCCTCGTCGCAGTCCGGTTCTTCAACGTCGGCATTGGCCGCGCGCAGCACAGCCGTGACCTGACGCTCGGTGAGGGTCCGCCGCTCGAGCTGCTCGATCAGCAGGACATACGCGGTGTCGCACAGGTCGAGGAGGGTTACGCGCTCCGCGTGTGCAGCACCGCCAACTGCAGATCGGGTCGGCCACGTAGCCGATCCAAACCCTTGTCTGCGGAGCTCGACTCGACACTCGGGACGGTGATCGTTTGCCCAGCCGAGGAGTCGGCGGGCAGCGAAGTAGGGCGTTCCGTCACCTGATGTGCGGCCGCATCGAGCACGGCGATCAGATCATCAGAGGACGGCCGGTTCTTGCGCGCCGACGCGAGGAAACGCGGCAGGTCGGCCTGCACGATGCAGGTTTTGATGAGACGCAGCATCGCCGCCATCGCCGCCATCGCGTTCTGCTCGACGCCACCTTCGGCGGCCTCCGCGAACTCCATGAGGGCGAACTCGTCCATGCCCTCGTTGAGGCCGAACTGCTCGCCGAAGAACTCGACGGATGCCATCAGGCGCGCGCCACGCCAGCGAACCACATGGACCACGGCTGCGTCGAAGCGGGCTTCTCCAGCATGCCCGTCCACGGGATTGACGTGGTGGCAGGGGCCTTGTTGAAGCTCAACTTGATGCTACCGCTGTTGAACACCTGGTAGGCGACGAACCGGAACGTGTTGTCCAAGGACTCGAAGCCGATCATGCCGCGGACCTCGGTGCCGATCGCCGGCGGGTCCAGCTTGGTGATCGTGGTCGCGCCAGTACCGGTCACGGTTGTGGTCGCACCGTTGAACGCGCGGGCGAGGTTGGTCGCCGTCACCCCGAGCAGCTCGAACGTCAACGTGCCGGTGCGCGCCGTGGTCCGATAGGTGATCGGGTCGATTTCCTCGGCGGCGACGATCGGGCTGACGGTCGTGTTCGGATCGAAAT